TAAAATCCATTGCAGGCGACGGAAAGCCCATATCACAGCCCTCCCTGGTTCGGGTTGTAGAGCATGAATGTGCGCTCCTCCCCCTCCTGAGTGGAGATATCCTTGAAAGTATCGATGTGGTGTTCGATCCACACATTGGCCTCATGCAGTGACCAGTCGTGTTTGCGTTTCGCCAGTTCAGCCACGAAATCCTGAGTGGTAACCGTGCGTTTCCCTTTCTGGCTGATATGTAGTGCTGCGTAAAATGCGGGGCGGATATCTGATAAGCGCGGCATAGTGACCTCCTTTTTATACTGTATATGCATACAGTAGTATTTAAGAGGTCGGTTATCAATTCGGTGATGCCTATCGATTTTCACATGTGCTCATATTTTGTTTAACTGATCGATGTCATTAGGTGATGAAAATCGTGCTTAATCAAATTTCCACTCATCTGTGGGGGTTTAATTGTGGTAGGGGTCGCCTTACTAACTTATCATCATCGCCTGCTACGGTTATCATGCAAGAAGGATCAAAAGATATGAGCGCTCTTGATATCTAAAATTTTGTTATGCGCGTTTCAAACAAGAATTAGGAATTGGTTATGGAAGATTTAGAGAAAACAATCGGTAACGCGAAAAAGGCCGAAAACGATAAAGATTGGAATTTAGCAGCAGAGCTCTATGGGCAGTTATATGACATTGATGGATCAAATCCTGACTGGCCATATCGACGAGGCCTATCTCTAGAAAGAGCAAAAAGGTATCAGGAATCAGTTAGCTCATACCTTCAAGCGTTGAGCATGAAGCAAAAGCATGAGTGGTGGCATCGTGTAGGTGTGAGTGCAGAATGCAACAAAGACCACAGGTTAGCCAAAGAGGCATATAGTAAGAGTCTGGATCTTAAAGGTGGCAATCAAAACGCTGCTTACGAACTTCTCGAGCATTCTGTATCTGCTTTTACTGCCAGGTATCGTACCCTTGAATACCTACAACAGAAATTACCAGTAATTAAAGTTCGAGCCGAAAAACGAAGCTGTAGACAAAGCTCAGATATAAAGATATTTACTTATTGGGATTCTGGATTCGATAGAGCACCTGCTGTCGTTCGCGCGTGCTACAGAGAAATGATAAGAATTCATGGAAAAGAGAATGTTGTTGCTTTAGATTCTGAAAATTGGAGATTCTATGTAGACATTCCAAAACATATTACTGATAAAAGCCCTGCCAACAAGGCGCATTTCTCAGATGTTCTTCGGGCTGCTTTGCTTGCCGAATATGGTGGAATTTGGGCTGATGCAACATGTTTATTTTCGCGGAATGTTATTAATGAATTCGATCATTTAAGTCATTCTGGCTTTTTCTCTTACCACTATACAACAGCAAGAATTTCAAGTTGGTTTCTTTGTTCATCAGGAGATAATTACATAGCAAAGATGCTTTTCGAAGCAATGAATGAGTACTGGAAGGATCATGATACTCTCCAACATTACTTCATGTTTCATCATATGCTTGAAGTTCTTTATCTTATTGATGATAAATTCAGGGGTTGCTGGGATGAATCAACCAAAGCCAGTTCTAGAGAGCCGCATATAATTCAAAAATATATGATGACTCCATATAAGAAAAAAGAGTTTGATAAGGCTTACAACAACGCCTCTGTTCATAAGCTAACGTACAAGTTTAATATGGAAGATCTAAAGAATAACTCTATCATCTCCCATATTGTTAGGGGTGATTTTTAAAGAGGTTCTTGTCACGGATAGGCGGCAGCAAGGCCGCCATCTTCCAACACAACAATTTCTTCTTTATTTGAGGTGGCACCTGATGGTAAAGGGTTTTGTTGTATCACCATCATAACTCCGGTATCTTCATCAATCGATGATATTTCCATATAGTCCCAAGCGCCAATGTTTATTACTTTTTTATCTTTATCTCTTATTACAATTTCAAATTTCATTTTCCAACCCACCCAGTATTGCCAGACCCGCTTTCTTTCACATAGAAAGAGCTTCCGCCACCCCCGTCAGTTCGATGGTATGTCGATCCTATCCCGGCCGCCAACACCCCCTCCGGACTTCCGGTTCCGTAAAACATCCCAACTGTGTTGGTAAACATATACCGAACTGAAAACAGCGCCATTTGCGTATAAACATAACTTCCGCTGCTTATCTGGATTAACCATCGCTGATTGGTGCCGGACCCAATAACATCCATGATGAAGGTGGTGTTAGTCCCGCGAAATAATCTTACCTGGCATGAACCTGGAAGGGTTGCCCCATTAAAGGTCAGCGCGCTGAAGTTGCTTGTGTACCATTCAACACCGCCCATGTCCTGGCTGATCATCATGTTGATGATATCGACCACATCAGGAAGCGCATCACCTGTAACCGGATTGTTCGGGTAATTGACCGCAAAATTACTGCGAAACAAACGAACAATGTCACCCATTTTTGGGCGCGGGATAATTGCTGCCGACCGCATGTCCAGCGCATCATTATTTCCAGAAAAGGCCTCGACGATTAAAAACGTTCCTGTGGGGCTATCAGTGTAATGCCAGATGGTAGTAATTTTCTGGGTAAGTTGGTCATAAAATACGCCCTCATGCTCAAACCTGTTAGCCGAATACCCTGCCGCATTGAGAAGTTGCATGCCTTTGTAAGGGTCAAAAAGCCCTGTGGTTATCGTCACACCTTCTTCTGTTTTTAGGATTACGCCCTGAACAATCCGAAGATCTGAATCAGCGCGAGTCGTATCAGATGCAGCCGTCATGCCGCCAAAGGCCATGACTATCCCACCTGGTGTCATTACCGTTCCCTGGTTTTTATATTGGTAGGGATATGCGCCGTATTCATTACCGGCACCAACGCTGTCCATACGTATAGAGCGTTTAAATGCCCATGTGTCAGCATCAAGTATGTTGTAAGTATTTGTATAAGGCGTTGTATTCGTCGTAGGGGCATCATAAGGAACGAGCATTTCATCCCCCATAATTCCAGCAAAGGCATATTTCACTTGATTTCTGGGAGCTGTAGTTTCTGTCAGAGACGAACCTGGAGACGGCAGCGTAGTAACATTGAATTTAGCCAACCACAGCGTACTCATGCTGCGGCTATATAAATATCTGGATCCCCCGGAATAGCGAACTGAAAATGCCTTTGTCCACCTCATGCCTGCCTTAAAATATGTTTTCTCTACCAGCGTGGTCAGATCATATACAACAAACCACGCCGCCTCATCACCACCGCTGGCCGCGAAAAACACCCATAATTCGTTAGCAGTATGGTCAATATAATGGCCGCTGGCATATAGGTGTGTATATCCATTGGCGGCCACGACCGTATCATACGCATTGAATCTCAGCGGCATTTCGAAAAGCACTTTATATCGATGATTATTTCCTTGCTGGGACTGTATTTTAGTTGTGGTAGTTTTCAGTCCTGAAATATCAGATTCATTCTGGTCAAGATGCTGCTGAACATTTCGCCCGTCAGCGGTCCCAACCATGGCCGCTCCGCCAGTTCCTGCCAGCATTTGACTGAACTGATCTGGGTCATACTTCAGCACATTCGGGTAATAGAATTGCTGAACGTTGAACGCATCCAGCACGGCCATGCTGTGCCCCTGCACGGTGACAAACTTTGCAATCTGGCCGTTATAAACGGGATAGCCACCGGCATTAATACTAATTGGCTGTGATACCGTTACATGAGAACCATCTTCATTCTCTACGTATACCTGAATCTGGTTAGCCAGGTTAGTCGGGTCGGTATCAATTTTGCCGATGAAGATTTTGCCGTTCGCGGCGGCTTTAAAAGAGCGTGCCATCGTAAAGAGTTGGCTCGGCATCGAAATTACGACATTCGCGGTTATAGAATCTGCCATTTACTATGCTCCGGGCGCAAGTGTTCCCCACAGCGAATGCTGCGGTAATTGTGCAAAGAAAAAACCCGCCGAAGCGGGTATAGAATTGGTGTTTTATTCAGGGATAGCGTTTTTGAATCCCGGCAACATGATTTGACCCTGCTTATCCAGCCTTTCAATCTGCGCCAGTAATTTTGGCTTTTTCTCTTTACCCCACCGGCGAAGCAGTCTGCCTGACATACTGGCAACGTCTTTTTCTTTCATGAACTCAAGTATCACGGAATTACGTTCTTCCTCAAACTGGCGGCGGCCCACCTGAAGCATTGCATACATCCAGTTGAATGCATTGATGTAGGCGATCTTGATTCGCATCGCCTCTTTTTTGGTGTAGGACATAACCAGAAGCATCAGGCCATCTTTGCGGAGACGGTAGAATTTTTGCGGCTTACCATTCTGTAAGCTGTTGTTTTTATAGCAAACCTCAAAGTTGAGTTTTGTATCAAACTCATCCGGGCATGCTTTTATGGTCTTTTCGATATCGCGGATTACGTTATCAGGCCGCTTGCCAAATGCTTTAGCCACCATAAATGAGTCTGTTACAGGGTCGTTATCGGATACGAAAATCAGATCACGGAAATCTAATCCGTTGATTACGGTTGGATATTGCATGGCTGTTACCTTTCAAAAAAGAGACCTCTGCTCACCAGAACGGCCATACCCGAGCGCACCATGCTGCGATGGCGTTCTCAGAGGTCGCTTTTGTGAATGGTCTCGGGGTGGAATGCGCGGTGAGGGCGCGGTGAAATTCAGGTATAAAAAATCCCCGGCGATTGCCGAGGCTGTGATGGTTGTGCTCTACGTTGCGTTGATGGCGTGGTAAGGTAATGAGGAAGGTAAGGGTTTACCGGCACTTAATACGTTAAAAAGGTTAATAAAATGAAAAAATTGATAGCATCGTTAATAGCGATGACTTCTTTTGCTACCGCAGCTCAATGTGTTGGAACTAATGCGTTTTCCACATGCACTGATGTTAATGGCAACAATTATACTGTTAGCCGAATGGGTGGCATGACTACTGTTAATGGGCGCAACTCCCAAACAGGGACGTCATGGTCGCAGACATCTAATACAATTGGGAACCAGACATATACCAACGGCAGAGCATCTAACGGCCAGTCCTGGAATGAAACTCAAACTAATTTTGGTGGTGGGCAGCGCATGATTTCTGGTAGAAATTCTCAGGGGCAATCTTACTCATACAACTGTAATCAATTTGGCTGCAACTAAAGAATGGCCCACCTGAGTGGGCTATTTGTTGCCGGGATACTTGATCTGGTCTTTTAGGTCATTGATCTTGTCGTTCAATTTATCGTTAATATCTCGCTGCTTTTCCAGTTCCTCGCCAATGGTTGGGATCTGAACAAATGCCAGATAAAGACTCATGAAAAAGCCAAAGACACCCAACTGCAATGGCCACCCTAAAGACGAGGTATCTATATCAAAGAAAAAGTATGCAATTGAACCAATTGCAACCATTACTACGAAAAAAGCGTCTCTTCGTTTAATGTAAGACATACAAAACTCCATTTTAAATTTTCACCAATCATATTAGGCATGGCAATCCTTTCCAATATCTATTATTGCTGAGATTTCGTACTGGACGCTTGGGCAATTGGAGTAAGAGCTTTCGACACTCGGCTTATGGCTCGGTCATAGGCGGTGCTCCCTTTTGGCGTATTTGCCAGTTTAAGCAATGCAGCCCTCATCGCTTTTGACTCGTAAGCTCTACCGCTCAAACCAATTCCGCCACCAATCGCCACTACTTTTGCGAAAGCTGGGTTTATTGCTGATGTAAACGCGGCAAGCAGCGCAGTTGGTCCAGCAATCATTTGCCCCGTTAAAGGGCTCGCTGCTGCGGTGGACGCCTGCCGAGTAGAGTCGAGATATTTAAGAACTCCATCAAGTTGCTTACCATGCTCTCCACGGAAAAAGGTTGCGGCCTGCTTCCGGTTGCGATGCATTTCGTTGATAAACTTCTCCACGCTGATATCCCCCGATGCATCAGTGGCTTTATCTACCGCCCGCTGAACGATAGCGGCGCGGGCGTTCTGTCTACCGTTATCATCAAGCAGCCTATAAAGCTGAGAGCGCTCTGCCGGGCTCTGGCTGAATACCAGCTTGGTGACATCCTCAGGAGTGGTTTTCCCGCTCTGTAGCGCCTTCTGGACGCGAGTGTTACTCATCATGTCGTTGAACTTAGCCCACGACCGGTCCACTCGCGCCAAATTAGCCGCTTCTTGAGGCCCAAGATTGTTCGCAACAGCCCTTTTCATGTCACTGGTATAGGCTTGATAAACGGCATCAGACGCCTTTTGCAATGTATCTCTGTCTACCTCATCTGGTGCAGCCATAAAACGCTTACGCAGGTTTGTGCGGTTCTCACGCGCCAGTTGTAGGTTGTTAGGCCCACTGGTGATGTCATTTTTGAATTGTTGCAGAACACTTACCGCTGAGCGGTCCTGCGATGCTCCCGGCCGCGTCAATTTAGCAATCTGGTCATCGATAGACTTTACAGTATTGGTAATGTCTACAGGGGTATCGCCCATAGAATTAATAATGCGATCGTATCGCTTGCCTGCGGCATTAATGAATTCTCGCTGACCCTTTGCCAAAGAATTATAAAGCTGTGCATCAGATATACCCCCAACGTTATCGCTGAAAGTCTTAACGAGCCCTTCCCTAGCGGCCTGCTGATCGCTTCGCAAGCCTCCTGTTCCTGCATAGGGAATGCGCTCAGTCAAAGTTCGCGCCTGTTTGCCAACGTTTGTCTGCGGTGGCACAACATCAGTAGTCATCAAGGGGAGGTTATTCTGTCTGGCAAAATCAATCTGAGCTTGTTTCTCAGGTGCGATATTACCCATTGTGGAACGAGCAGCCACGCTGGCAGCGCTCTCAAGGCCTTTTATAACTCCGCCAATAACGGATGAAGCTGCAACCTGAACTGGGTCGATTTTCTCGCCACCTGCTGCCTGAGTTAACCCCTGCAAGGCCAGATCTGTTGCGCCTGATTTCAGGGTTGCACCCAAAACAGATGGCGCGCGAGCGGCGGGAGTGAAAGCCAGTGCATTAGCCAGGAATGAAGTGACATCCTGAGGCGAGATTCCCGGCTTGTTAAGGGCATATTCTCCCGATGGCAGGGAAACGATAGTATTACCCTTTTCATCCTGTCTGAGCTTTGCTCCCATGCTTTGTAGCACTTTCTCTTGTGACGCATCAGATCCGAAAAGTTGAGCCCATCCAGCCCTCAGAGCATCCGTGCTCAGGCTGTTTAACTCCGGGGCTGCGCCAACATTCTGCAACTGCTCCATTTCAGGCGTCATACGGCTTGCACCAGTTGCAGCATCAATTAGTCGTTCTCTCAGACCTGTCGCATCATCAACTGATTGCTGTCTTGATTGTGCAAGATCTGCATTGGCACTCATCATGCCCGCTGCAAAGTTATTATTAACAGCCTGGTAATTGGGACTCCCCTGCGGTTCCTGGACAGAAGACTGACCAGCAAAATATTCATCAATCGCATCGCCGATCTGCTCATTGCTGGTTCCATCTGGAAATGTGAATGTTTTCCCATTAGCGGTAACTTTCATTATTCCACCGTGAATTGAATGCCTGATTTAGAGGTATGGGCCTGCGCCTGTTGCTGAGTCTGTCCATATTGCTGAGATACTGCTGTCTGCACCTGCGGTGCCCTAGCTGCGTTGGAAGCAATCGGGGTTTGTGCCATATACCGTTTAGCTGCACTACCAAGAGACTCGCCCTTCTGGACATCCATGCCAAGAATCTGACCGCCTTTGCGGGACTGACCCGGATTCCCATTCGCACTCATCCATTCAGATTTAAAGTCGTTAAACTGAGCGCTGCGACGCTCCAGATTGGACATGGCCTCAAGCCACCGCGCCACTACTTCAGGGTTATCCATATCAGTTGGCGCACCCTGTCGTACAATCTCAACGTCTCTGTCAGTAGCTGGGCCGGGAGGAAGAAAGCGCAAGACCTGATTGTTGACCAGTGCGTTTTGGCGGATACGCAGATCACGCAGGGCAGTATCTGTGCCGGTGACTTTGGCGAACATGTTGGTGGCATTACCGAAAAGGCCTGTAGTTGGCTTCTCTTGCCGGAACTGCTGTGCTAACGCCAACATGGAATCGGCAGAGTTATTGCTGGCCGTCGCATCATTTACCGATTTCTCAATAGCCTTTTCCATATTCACGGACAGTTCAGGCGCGCCATCAATCAGCTCCTGCGCTTTCATTTGCGCCTGCTGTAATTTTAAACCGAACTCTTGCTGATCAAGTGCCAGCCGTTGAGCCGCAAGGTTATGTCCGGTCATAGACGACTGATAAGAAAGATTCTGTCCTCTGGCCTGCAATGCCTCTCCCGCTCTGTTACTACGCGCAGTTTCATCAATTTGCTGTTGCTGCTGCTGCGTCTGGAATTGTTTATCCATTGGCAAAGTAGCCAGTCGAGTGGCATTCAGAAGGCTGTTAAACTGCTGAGGGTCCTGTTGATACAGTTGCATGGCTTGTTCAGGTGAAACTCCAAGAGATGCCAGAGCCGGACCGTTTTGTTGCAGGGACATCTGAACCTGCTGCGGGTTACCGCTTGATGCTGCAACTGAAAGGTTATTTAGCGCGCTATTTACGAACGATGCATGCTCAGCGCTCTGGATGCCGATCTCCTGCTGAATGTTCTTAGCAAACTCCGGAAACTGACGCCGCAACGCTGGAAGCTGTTCAGGAGTCGCGCTCTGAATAGCTTCGTAAAAATCATCACGTCGCTGATTTGCTTTCTGCGCCTGGGCGTTCTTCATCTGCGACTCAATTACGGCCTGCTGACCTACGCGATTCTTCGTTTCCATCAGAGCTTCGCGGCGAAAGTCCGGGATCATGTCGTAATAATTGATGGGGCCGCCAAGCCCCTGAAGCCCCTGTAGCGCCATCAGTACATACTCCCACCCATTAACCCGCCGAACATACCGGTGAACTGATTTACATCAGACGCCGCTCCGTTATTGATGCTGCTGTTAGCACTGGCTGCAACCTGCCACGGCAAAGCCGCTTTCCCGGCCATAATCTGACCTTTCTGCTGATACATTCCCGCCATGGTATTACCCTGGCCAATTGCATAGTTGCCGAGCGCATTTGCAGACTCCGCGCCTAACCCGGACAGGCCAAGTAATTGCGCGTACATGTTCTGCTGCTGATTGGTCATGTCGGCCAGGTAGTTTTGTCCCAACATCGGGGCGATGGATGCCAGTTGATTACTGGTAGCTGTTGAACCTAAACCGCCAGTTGCCTCTGCGGCATTCAGGGACTGGTATCGTGCCTGGTCTGCCATCATTTTGTATTCGGGAGACTGGAAATAACCGGCGAGCAGTTGATTGCGATCGATTGGTTTACCCGCAATGCCCTGAAGCCCGGCGAGTGCTGACTGCCCCGCCTGCTCGTAAGGCGAAACCCAATCTACAGCGTTCTGGTAACCTTCACGCTGCTGCCCCATCGCTTTATCCTGGTACTTCTGCTGCTGTTTTGCAGCTTTATGAGCACCGATGCCGCCAATTACGCCAGAGACCGCTCCGCCAATTCCGCTAATCGCTCCGCCCATCGTATTCTCCCGGCTCGCGCCACATAATAAAAAAGGCGCTTTCGCGCCCGTCTATGGTTTGTAGTGTTTGTGTTGTTCGTTCACCGAATCCCATCCTCCTGGCGTAATTGCACACCCGTGGCCTATCGGGGAGGATGATAGCCCGCAGGCGGTGATGTCCAACCACATCCAGGATGGCAGCGCCTGCATCGCGACATTCACGCCAGCGCTCCCTGTTCATAGCCATGTGAATGTCGACGAATCCATCCTGTTGAACCAACGCAAACACGCAGCAGTCATCCCATAGCGCATACTCAGCTCCGGGATCTGACCAGTCACCAACACCCCACAGGCGCATCAGTTGCGCGCCGGTTTCGCTATCAATGATTTTCATCAGTCAATCAGTCCGTGAGTTCTCATTGCCTGCTCCAGAGCCAGGATGCGACGCCGTGCCGCCAATAACGCAGTGGCGATTTCCTGCACTTCACTCTGTGAATATGCCGCGCCCACTGTAAATGAAAGATCGGCATTGAACGCGCCGAGACTGGGTGTCCCGGCTCCCGCTGTCCAGCCAGTCTGTTGCGGTCCCAATACTTTCACACCATCGACAGAAAATGACGTGGCAATGCCAAGCGGAGAGAGCAGTACCTGTGGTGATGTTTCTGATTTCGAAACGTAATCAGCCTGGATGGCGGCTATATCCGTTTCGGCTTGGGTAATACGCGTTTCATGGTCAGCCAGCTCAGCCTCAGCAGCGGTAATGCGGACTTCATGATCTGCAATTTCCGCCTCTGCTTTGGTGATGCGCTGGTCATGGTCGGCCAGCGTGGCTTCCGCTGTTTCCAGCCTCGACTCATGGTCAGCAAGAACAAGGTCGTGCTCATCCAGCCTGATTAATGCGCCGTATACCCCGCTTCCGGCAGAGTTCGCCTTTTTGGCAATGCTCGACAAATCTTGCTGCTGCGAAAGAACATAGCGCTGATAAACAGGGGAAAAGCCGGGAGGAAGTGACGATGCGCTAAGTTCGAGCACCTGCAACTCAACAGGCTCATTCAGGGCTGTCATTGAACTGGTAGCCATTACTCAATCCTCACCTGGCAACCTGATAGCGTTACCGGCGCTTTGGTTATGATGCGCACCTTAAAACCAACGTTTTTACGAATGCGGCCAATGCGCTTCCAGATGACGCGGCGGTCATAAACAAACGGGGCATTCCACGGGATGAGTTGCTCACGACCATAGTTGATGCCATCAGTTGTTGCAGACAGAAACAGGTTGTCCGCTATCTGCGCCACTCCCGTCGACGCCTCAAGTTCGAAGTCAAAAACGCGCGCATTATCGGCCTTGAACAGAGGAGTGAATAACAAGTGCTCCTGCTGATCGTCGTACTGGCTGGAGATATCAAACTGTAACTGCCCGGTCACCGGACTGACTTTATCGCCGCAAGTGATCTGATTTCCTTCATAAATGAAGTCAATGGCCCGATACACAGCATCCGCTAATCCTGTTTTCAACACGCACCACTGCGGCCCGCTCTGGCTGGCCGCTGCGTCGTAAATCAGTACGTGTCGGGGAAGATGCACAATCAGCAATTCATGCGCATCAAAGCGCAGCGATTCCAGTACTCCGGTCGCCAGTTCGTCTGCGGTGTAATCGCGCAATATCTTATCGATGGAAGCTGTACCGAGCGGCTTAGCTTGCCCTGAGTCAACAAAGTAGATAGATGGCGCACCGGTAGCGGGATTGCTGATGATGGCAAACCCATCAAGGAATGAGCATTTGCAGTGCGTACCGGCAATGCCCTTCATAACCATATAAGCCGGGTTAGCCACATAGAGCGCAGCGCCAGCAGTGGTCGCTCCGGTTAGCGAGAAATACTCAGTAGTCGACGTGCCGAAGCAGACAACAAAGTCATGCCAGACGCCCATACCGATGATGCCATCAGGTTGCGACTCAGCGCGGTATTCCCCACTGTAACGGTCAGGTCTTGATTCGTCCTGCAAGTCGGAAATGAAGAATGAATCAGTGCCGTCCTTCGCCCATACGTAACGCCCACGCGCACGAACGATATCTCGGGCATTACCCAACTCGTACTGAGTGTATTCCTCGACAATCTCAGGCACCTTAAAGCGCACCTCAAATTCCGATGAGTTATCCCCTGTGACGCCGGTCGGGATGTTCAGCGTGTACTCTATTGATATCGTCGAGCTTGGGTCTTTATTGCCAGTCACAACCAGGCTGGTGATATAGGGCTTGGTGCTTGATACGGCCTGAGAGCGCGATAGCCCCCAAGCGGTCTGCGCGATTGTCATCAGGTCGCCGGTTGCGCCGGTGGACGTCTTAGGCGTGACAGTGATAACGATGCTGCCTTTCGCCATATCATCAGGCGTGGCGAAGGTGTTACCGCTATCGCCTGAAGTGGATACCCATTCCTTAATCAGACGGTCTTCGGCTGGCTGGATAACTTCGCTTTCCGGCCAGTTGGTGATGGTTTTTACTGTTCCATCATAGCGGTACTCCATCACCTGACTGTTAGCTATGACCGCCTGAGACGTTCGACTGTGCGCCATTGGAGTGCGACCGGAGCCGGCTACGGAGCCAACGACAGAGCCACCCCGATAAAGGCTACCACCTAGAACGCGATAAACGGCATTCTGAGCGGTGTTGTATTGCGCCCCTCTCGATATACCAGATACGTCAGAGCGTTTCGCTATGCCGGGAAATGAGCGCAAATATCCAGCAGCGTTAAGCACTTCTTTCGGTGTGGCGAGCAGGTTAACCGGCAGGTAATCGATATAGTCGGCGTTGCGGTAGTCTTTACCCGTTCCCTTCATCAGTGGCAGTTGAAGAATCGGCATTGGGCTCTCCGGGATAGAAGTGCCATCCGTTCAGGGTGGCGAAGCTGTTACCGCTGCCAATCGGCATACGGTTAGGGTAAGGTGCGCGTTTAGCACGATTTAACGCCGTGTTTTTGACGAGTTGCTCTTTTCCATAACGGGCGGTGGTGATGACTTTGGTGGTTGGCTCGATGGCGTAATCAGGCGCAATGCGGCATGCCAGATTATGGAAGACCGCGCTTACTTCGCTTGAGCGCAATCCGTGGTCGTCACCTTCTGCTGGCAAATTATCAGGGTCAGCGAAAACGTATCCTGTGATGATGCCTTTTCCGTCCTGATACCATTCCGCCATCATCGATTCCAGTTCGTCTACTGCATCCTGCATAGATTGCGGTTCGACATCGGTTAACGTGGCACTGGAAGCGACACCGAGCTTGCGAAGTGCAGCCCTGACCAAATCGCCTTTAGTTGCTATCTGCATCTTTTGCCGCCTTAGGTTTTGGCCCCGGCTTTTTGCGGTCTTTCTTGTCCGTCTCTGGTTCCGTGCGTTTTTCCAGCAATTGGTCAGGATGCGCCACCCAGCCGGCATCAAGGTATTCCTTCATATCTTCGTCACTGACGATTTCGAAGTCGTACCCAACACCTTTCCACTTCTTACTGTCGCCTCGGCGATAAACCATGTTCGACATTGCTTTTCTCCAAAGAAGAAGGGGCCGAAGCCCCTTAACTTACGCCTGGTCAGCAAGACCAATACCAATGGACTCTGGACGCGTCGCGTTAACGCCATACCAGACCGCAATACGGCACAGGCCGGACAGCGTATTGATATCGCCCTGAGTTGCGAAAATGCCATGCAAACCGACTTCCGGGATTTCGAAAGCTTTGGTTTTCATGCCAGAGAACAACTCATGGTTAGCCGGAATCGGCTGGCTTACGATACGGATAGAGTCGTCTGCCCAGAACACGTTGGTACGTGCTGTGGTGGTGTTGAGGATGTTGACCGCCATGGAGTTAGCAAGCGAGGTGTTCACGTTTGCATAGGCGCGTTCTTCCGGAGACAGGGACACGTCATCCAGTGCGATCGGCTTCGGCGTAATTTCGACGTGAGTCCCATCGATAACGCGCACAACAGAGAATGTGGCGTCATGGGTCAGTACGTTTTTCGCCATCTGGCTCAGGAACTTCATGCCAGTAAAGCTGATTTTATCGCCGCGCTTCAGACCGGTGGTTGCCGACAGGGTTACAGTTGCCAGACGGTTATCAACGTTGCGCTTGTTACCGTCAGCATCCTGGTCCCATGCGACGGGCTTAAACTTCTGTGCGCCGGAAACGGTCAGGCCGGTTGCAGTGGACGCATTCAGCACTGGCAGTTTCGGTGAACGCAGGACGTCATCAAAGCCTGCCACCTGCCGCTGGATAGTGCCGTTTTTGTAGGCTTCTTCCGGGATGCGACCAAAGATGTCGCGGTTAATCAGATCGTGCCCTGCTGCCTTGTAGTCCTTCGGGTTGAAGAAGTAAGACAGGCCGGAGTCGCGGTTGAGCTCACGCGAGAACATGATTTCTTCAGCGTCAGCCACAAAGTCCCATCCACTACCGGTTGCAGTGCCGATTGGATCATCGCTGGTCACAACCAGAGAAGCCATTTCAGCCGCCAGATTCGCAACTTTTACTTCGGCATTGCTTGCCAGCTTTTTGGCGGCGGCGCGGATGCGATGGCGATAAGCCGTTTCATCACGCAGATCGTCTGCACGTAACTGGAAGAAATCGTTATCCGGTTCACCCAGGCTTACCGGAACGTTAAGTTCCAGAATGCCAGTTGATTTACCAGTTAAGTCCCAACCTTCCTGAGTAGGTGACTCCTGCTCAACAGGCATCCAGATTGTATTGCTGGAGCGCTGCATCTCGCCAGCAGGCGGAGTGTACTTGCTCGCCTTCTGCGCCATTGGTGTCAGGCTGGTGATGGTGTCAATGATTTCATCCACCGCCAGCGTGACGATTTGACCTTCGTTCAGTGCCATTATCGAATTCCTTTAAGTTTTGCCTTCAGCGCGCGGTAAGTTTCGACATCACCCTTACTGGACGCTGCTTCCATCTGTTTCTGGATTGCTGACCGGTTTGCAGCGGTCACGTCACCAGTCACAGGGATGTCAGCAGCCGGGGCGGATGAAACCTGCTTACCGCGAGGCTTGAGAGTTAAGCGTTCTGACAGAAGCGCCAGTTCAATGAGAGCTCGCTGACCGTCAAGCGCTAAGATGCGACGAGTCGTCTCCGGGTTTGCACCCAGGTGGTACATAAGTGCCGCTGACTTCTCCGGGAAAAGAGTCATGATTTGCGTATCCACACCTGCCGGAACGGTCTGGCGGAATGCATCCTCTTTCTCCTGGTAGTCAGGAAGGTTTAGTTTTTCTGCCGCATCGTAGTGCTTGCGAGCCGCCTCAACGACTTGCGCTGATTGGTTGGTAAACTCCTGAGTTTTCCGTCCCTGCTCCGCTACCGCATTGCTGCGGGCGTCCTGCGCCTTGATGAGCCATTCGTTATTGGCCTGAGTGAACGCGGCCTGTGCCCGATTGGCATCCCAGCCATATTTCTCCAGAGCTTCATCAGAGAAATAGTCATTGGCGTTAGGTTGAGGTGGTAGCTCAGGATTTACCCGCAGGTTTTCCGGAACTTCGCCCCGATTCACTGCTTCCATCTGTTGCTCAAGCTCACGTTGACGCTTGCGTTCCAGTCGTTTAGCCGCGAAATGTGCGTTGGTTGCCGGGTCCTGTTTTGGTTTGGTCTCATCGTCCTTCAGGACAATCTCGAATCCTTCATCCTGCACACCCTCGACACTGGCATGTGTCGTTGTATCGACTGCGGATGCCGCCGCGTTATCGACGTGCAGGTGTTGGCCTTCAGAGCCCTGAATTTCGGTGGTATCGGTCATGATTAACTCTCTCTTATTGAGGTGTCTCGGCTACACTGCCGGAAGGTGAAGTTTGTCTCTGCGATTGCAGGATGCTGGCGAAGTCCATGCGGTGTTTGTGCGTCTGTTCATCGCCTTTAAGGAGTAACTCAGCATTTGCGCGAGCGTCGTCGCTGCGGTCCTGCTGGAATGAAGCAACGGTTTTGAGGAACTCTCTAAACTCAGATTGTTTATTGAGGTCCATGTTGTTGAAGATTTCTGCAATCTTGGCTGCGTTGAGTTGGTTTTGAGCCTCAACTTTAGCCGCATCGATTTGCAGTGATAGCGTCTGATTCTGTGCTTTAGCCAGTTCAGCCTGACCTTGCAGGAGAAAACCCTGAGCCTGAACCATTGCCGGGTCTTGCTGGCCTTGCTTGGCTTGCTGTGCCTCCATAAGCCACTGTTGTTCTTCTGGCGTTTCAGGACGTTTAGCCCCCATGGTAATGAGCTGCTTATTGGCGTAATCACGCATAAGCTCAACGCCTTTCCCGTCGAGCAGAGTGAAGTACTGAAGCAACAGCAACTGGTACTCCGGTGTGCCTTGTGGTGTTTTACCAAGCAATTCCAGAATCTCAGCGCGGTTCTGCTGCTTCATGCTCTGGAATGACGGGCCAACATCGGTATAGCACTCATAGCGACCACGGATGTCGTTGAGCACCACGCGCTCACCAGTGACTAAATCAACCGCCTCGGTCAGCAATTGCACATCTTTCTCGCTGCCGTCTTCAAGGGTGATCGTAACGTTACGAGGCACGTCATACAGGTCATTCACCATTGACTGGTAAATCTCACCGTCGCGCCGCATTGCGGTAGCCAGGTTGTCCTGAAACACATACGTCTCAAGGTCTGAGCGCATGTTAAGTTGGTTGACGGTCTCGAACGCTACCTGACCGCCGTTTACCGCTTCGGCATCCACACCGAGGGTGGCAACCTCTTTCACCGCATTGGTGGCCGCTTCCAGCATGTAGGCGTTTGCCTGAGGTACTTCCGGATTCTCCATGTATGCCAGCGGGCCAATTGGCATATCGCCGCCGTTCTCATCCTTCCAGTTCTGGAGGTAGTACGGATAATCGTCATTACCGCTGTACATGTGCTCGTAACCCTGAATTTGCTCAGGCGAGAAGATTGGTTTCTTACGTGGGTTGCGGGCCACGATGTCGGCGTTGAACGACATAATCATGTTACGCAGACGCTGGCCGTCTTTTGTCAGCCTTACGACACCCTCATATACCTCTTTGCTTTCGACAAATCCCCATTCGCCGTAGCACGGCACGATCGGGATATGCTCGCCCGCTATCAGCTTTTTGTCCTGGTAGATGTCAGTTGAGGAGAGCAGGGTTTTGTATACCCGGCGACGCTTAATCTGGCGCTCTGCAATTTTGATGAAACCGCGATCTGCCAGATCGTCGATGACGTCCTTGATGTCTCGTTTGAAGTAACTAACCGGCTCGCCTGTAATCGGGTCCTGATAGATAAAAGCCGTCTCTTTCTTCTCTTCCACCTCGTAGAATTCGGCGATGTGGATCGTGTCCTGAGTCAGCCATGGGAATACCCAATCGTTAGGGCTCTGGAATGTTGGCTGGTCGTCCTCGTCAAGGTCGTTATCCTCGGCGAAGTTCTTCCAGCCTTCCTTGCTCATTGAATGAATAATCGTGCAGTGTCGGGCGTCTGACTTATCCATCTGCTTGCTGTTGCTGTCCCAAATCACACAGGAACATGCGGAATGGATTGGCTCGCGCCGGATAATCTGGTTGTTGCTGGTTGGGTCCTGATCTTCGTACTCAGTGACAATGCGCCACGCACCAACACCCGCTTCGATTTGTTCACGCACCGCCACGTTTACAGCTATCTTCGCTGAGTTATGCCGCATGTCAGTGCGATACATACCCATCAACGTATCAGCCGCGTCAGGGTTGGCTTTGTCTTTCGGTCGGTAAAGCACATCGATAGGAGTCTGGCGCATCTCTGCTACCAACTTCCTGACTACCGGGCGCACAACGTCGAACTGTCCGCGATACTGCAATGTGGTGTACTCACTAAGCCAGTCGTCCCACTGAGAGACGCGAGAGAAGAATAAATCGTTCTTCGCCTCCGTTCTGGCTTCATCTCCGGCTGTCCAGTCTGCATCGAATCGACACAGAATGCTCTCCAGCCTGTTTTCTTTATCAGCCATTATCGCCCTCTGGAAACTGGTTTAATCGGTGCGGGTATTTTCTTTTCTTTCGGCTTCTTGATATCACGCAGCAGCTTGGCAAATCTGCGCATCATGTATCCGTAACGCACAGCGTCAAGAACGTCATCGTTTGTTTTGACTATCTTCCCGTTCTCATCACGGTGATAAAGGCGGAACTCTTCAAAGAATGGTTCGCAGGTGTTGAATACCCTGAATCGCCCTTCCAGCATCAAGTCCCGAAGCTCTATCAACCCTGACTCAACAGAGTTTCCGCCATCCGGGAATGTGGCGTGTTCAGGAAGCATCATGAATCCGGCGTCGGCATATTGTTGCTTAAGCTGCTCACCACCACCTTTCTCATGCTGATGTCCATCATGAGGCCATGCCACAGGGATTTTGTTAGCCCATGACTTAACGGCCCCCCACGCCTGTACGGCGGTGTTCTCTGATTTCTTCCAGACTCTCGCGAGATAGAAAACGTCTTCGTCCTTATCCCACCATAATTGAATGTGCGCCTGGGGGTGATTCCATCCGAAGTCCTGCCCATCAATGACATAAAAGTGATCCGGACATTCAAACGGCTGGCACTTAATTGTCTCTTCCGGTATCTGGAAGATGCGGCCACTACCCATCGTTGGAATACCACGTGCGCGGGCTTCTCGCTCATGCTCAGGATATGAGGCGACAATCTGCTCTTTCTGCTCGTCGCTGTAGTGGTCGGCGTCGTAGATTGTCATCGTGACAACCTTCTGCGCCTTGCTGGGGTTCTTCAGGAATTTGGTGACGACGTCTGACATGCCCATAAGCGGGGTAAAAGTCAGCATTGAAAACTGGCCGTACTTGTTGGTACGTGTCAGGCCTTCGCCGTAAATACTGTATGGCGGCTCCTCATCGAACCATACACCATGAATTGTGTCACCCTGCCATCGTGCGCGACCCTGTGAATAGGGCTTGAAATAGCAGATGGATATGCCGTCTTCTACACCGTCAGCGTTGTGGTGCTTTACCAGCAGGTGATCGACAAGGTTCGGGAAGAATGGAGACTTCTTCCAGCTAATGATGTCCTCTTTCGGGATCGACCCGTAGCCAGGCTCATCATTCTCCTCGATACGGCCGCACAGGATGCGCTGCGTCGTCTTCGTTACGGTTTCGTTGGTCTCGCCACCCACCCAGAATACGACAGGCTCATAGAAGCGTTTTCCGCCCCACGATTCGCCATATGCTCCATCAGTCGGATAACCTTTAGTTCCGGGATAGCGGCCGGTGAGATGGAATGCCACCTCTGCGCCGCCAGTGTAAGACTTACCCAACTGGTTACCGGCCATGAAGCAACGCTCAGGGAATTCAGAGCCAGCATCAATAAATTCGCGCTGCTTGCCGTATGGTGTGAACTCATAAAGCAGATGCGTTTCCCGGTATCGTTCCTCTTCCTCCAGAAGCTCAAGCAGTTCGATCTGCTCCTCTTCCGTCAGGTCATCAAGAATCGCTTCGTTTTCCACGGGTCAGTAACTCCTGAATGCGAGAGCGGCGCTTATCGCGATCTCCCTTATCAGGTGTCACGTCTTCAACTTGCGACTGCTCTTTGAGGCCCAAATCTCGGGCGATGATGTTGGCGTTCAACAGGTCAGCAGCTGCGCCAGAGAATTTCTGGTCATAGATGATTTGCTCTGCTCGCGTAACGACTTCAGATAAATCTTCTCGCATTCGATATGTGCGCCATGTTTCAAGCGTGACATCAAGGAATAAAGTCAGGCCGGTGATGGTCATCGCCCGCATCTTTGCGATAGGCTCTTGCGTTACCTCACCCTGATATGAGAATGCTTTCATCTCCCACAGCGGATGGTCTTCCACCCACTGAAAGTATTCACAGCAAGCGGACCACAGCGCCTCGGGCGATTCGAATTTTGGGTTTCGCCCATGACTACTGCGGGCCTCCCAGAATCTGTTGCCCTTTGGTGCTGCCATATCTCATTCCCTCTTCAGTTATTATCAAGCGCCCCATCAGAGACGCTTTGTAATAACTACGCCAGTTCGCCGCCAGCCTTCAGCTTGGTGAGGATGGAGTTAACTTTGGTGACGATGTTATTCACCGCAGTTTGTGCCGTAGCAATATCGGTAACAGTCTGAGCTGCCAGTGCCGCCTCTGCTGTCTGCTGAAGCACACCGCCGCGCTCTGTTGGAGTCGGCACTTTATTACCGGCCATCGCAGTAGTAGCAGTCGTGCCAATAACTGGCGCAAACGTTGAAGGCTTACCGGTTACGGATGACCATGCGATCGGGGTACTGGTTGCAGTGTACTGAGCTTCGAATGATGTTTTGCTCATATACAGCAATTCGCCGTACTGGCTCTGGAAGATGTATCCGCCCACTACCGGCTTGAATGTGGACATGAACAGAGGTGACAGATATTGAGACTGATAAGGGCCGTCAAATGTTGCTTCTGCGGAGCCGTCTACAGCCTGCTTTAATGTCTTGATCGGCAAGCCAAGAACGAAAGTGCCGCCAGCGTCTGAATACGTTGGCCATGGTTGATTAATCATTACTTAGCTCCTTTCTTTGGTTTCTTCTTGCCAGCCTTGCTCATGGCAATGGCGATAGCCTGGTCTTTTGGTTTACCGGCTTTCATTTCGGTTGCGATGTTTTCGCCGACAACCTTTTTGCTTCGACCTTTCTTAAGCGGCATGAATGACTCCATTAAAGATATTGAGATGACCAGACAAATAATCCTGCCGCCGCTCCTACCAGAATGAACATGGCGATCAGGTCTAGCGTGTAATGCAGGAATGCTATTAGTGATTGTGTAGCGGTTCGCTTCGGTGGGTAGTCTTGCTTCAGGATGTCGTCACGAATTAGTGAGAAGTCGTAGAGTGCGGTTATCTGACGCTCTCGTTTCTTCATGGCTTAGGCCCACAGTTTTTAACCCATGCCTTGTTGTGCGCCAGAATGTCTTTCTTCGTCTGCCTGTCCAGTACGTCAATATCATGGTCTGTCAGGTAGATGATCTGCACCCAACTACAGGCGGTATCAATGACCTCAGGTTTTGCGGGTAAAGTTTTGGCGCAACTCACGATCAACATCGTCATCAGGCATAAGGTTAACACTCTGCTGAACATCTGCGGCTCCTTTCGATGCTTCAATGCGCTTTTCAGTGACTGCGTTGGTTGCCTGAATGTATTCGTCGATACGCTTAGCTTCAGCTTTCTGCTCTGCGTCCCTTTTGCCTCCTCTGCGGCCGATACCAAAAGCACCCAGCACAGCCAGGACAAACGCCAGCAGGCCAGAGAGGATTAACTCAGTCGTTCCCATCTTTCTTCTCCGGTGGTTTTTGCAGTGTCATGCGTGACAGAACGCCGATGACCATCAGGACAATCGCGCCGACACGCATCCAGCTTGAGGGGATTTCCGCCTTCCATTCGGGAGGAAGCTCAAACCAGATAGTCGGCAGCGCTCCCAAAGCGACAATGACCTTCGTGGAGTTCCATCGCCACCAGTGATGCCAGTCGTCTACGAGTCGGATTTTCATTTGAGTAACCCTTCGTAGGCTTTCATGTCACCGGTACGCATTACTTCAGCATGACGCTTTGCCCGGTTTGGCGTTTGTTTCGCCCATAAGCTGGATAACATGCCATTTGACGCACCAGAGAAATTGCCGTCAGCAATCATCGCCAGCGTATTCTTAAATCCTGCCAGGCCATTTACGCCCATCTGATATGCCATGCTGATTAGAATGTCGCGGCGCGGTCCGTTACATGCTTTGAGTGCAGAGACAATCGCGGGGTTGAAATTCATCTTCAGAACCGTTGCGTTAACGAAGCTATCTAACCAGACGTCACCCACGTTGCGTGGCACGGTGAAGGTGTAATTGCTCAGCGCTGCGCCTTTTGGGCCAATCTTTATACCGCAAGCTACTGTCGGATAACCCTCGGTGTCGATGTAGGGTTTCTCTCTGTAACCTTCTTCAAAGTTAAGCAGGGGGATTATTTGACTCATTTCGCCGTTCTCCGTACTGCAACTTCCAGGCTGTCTCTTCCCGACGATCACGTTTGCGCTGGTAATGAAGGTTTATGGCAAATGTGACTACCGCCAGCACAAAACCGCCTAAGGCCAGCCATTCGTTCAATGACATGCTCCCGGCAAGAAAGGTCGCTCCAGACGTGGTGTAAGCTGCGGCAGTAGTGACTTTGTCTGCCATGGGTTTCATATCCAACCTCCATTGATTAACTGGAGGACTTGTTCAGATTAGGAATCTAGGAAATGGTCTTGTGAACAAATCCGATATACGTTGAATGCGTAATTCATTGATTTGTTCGTGACCGGGATTTACGAGCATTTCAGGCGTGGATTGCGCTAACAATTCATGCCGCTCATTCACGAAGCCCAGCCATAGTGCTGGGTTTTCTTTTTTGTGCTTAGCGCTTATCCAGTAACCGCGAAGTTCGATGAGGGTATTGGGATGACGACCGGATTTTAGATAAGCGCTAACAGAAAATGTCGTGATGAGCCGAATGCGAGAGTGATTCGGCTCATTTTTTGATGCGAATGTGTGGTGGCCGGTACTGAACTCCGGCATGACGGGATTAACAGTTCAAGGCTTGCAGCAACCGCCTTATACACTACCTCGCCATCGGTCGCTTACTTGCGCATCAGCCTGCGCATTCACCACAACGGAAAGAGCACTGCATGGTTTTACCATTACATCCGAAGATTTATCTGGTGTAGTCAATGCTCTTACCTGTTATAGGCTCCGTTTCGTGGAGCTGACGGCGGGTGATCAATCCGCACTTGTCGGGTACTTATTTTCAGCGTTAATGCTCGTGCCCGTGAGTAAGCTTACTCGTGAGAAAACTTATTCCCGGGTACAAATAAAAAAGCCCCGAGCTATTAACTCAGGGCTTCTCTTTAAATCCACCGTAACATTCAGACGGATTTATAGTGTTAGGTCGATGATATTCTAGGTTAGTGTAAAATGCAAGGTGCAATCGTTACCGGATTCAAACTTTGCTGGTAACTTTCGCTAAAGCATCGTTTGCGAAACTTTCCTCTTTTTCCAGATGAGCAATTAATGCCTCATAGAACTGCTTACCGCCGCGTTTCCAGTTATCGATGGTCAGGCTTTCCGACAGCATTGATATTGCCCTGAATGCGCTGGTTGAAGGTATGCGCTCATACCCCCGCCCAGAGCATTGCTTGCAGGGACTCATAACCGGTACGCCCTGCTCTTCTGATTTCTTCCTGTCCAGAGCAACACCGCGCCCCCTGCACTTAACGCACGATGTCGAGAGAACGCCACGACCTTTGCATCTGGTGCAGGTCACCTCCACAGTTTCCTCCGCTGTTTTGGCCGGGGTTTTCTCACCGCATCCCGGGTGCTTTACCACCATTTCCTTTTTCCTGACTACCCCCACGCCTTTGCAGCATGGACAGGCAAGCTGACTGGCGGCAGAGCGGCAATAATCCTGGTACGCGAAAGTTGCGAGCGTTTGCACGACCTTGCCCTTAATATTGGTTTCGAGCTTGCGAAAGGCTGCAACCATGTCGCAATGCTTCATCCCATGCTGTACCAGTAACTGAACTGCTTTCCTTTTGTCGTTTTCGCTCAGGTTCATCTTGCCGCTGAAAGCACTGAACCCGAGCGAAGCGCGACTCTGCACCATGCCGAATGCCGCCATCACATCCGTACCTGTTAACGCCTCTGAGGCCGTAGCCCTGGGTGAGTCTGTTAGTTGTGGTGATTTGGGGGAGTGAAACTTAACGGCGCTTTCAAGTCTCATGCTGCATCCTCCGGGCCGTCAGGATTAATGCCAAGCCTGCTTTCGATTTCCTTACGCATCTGCACCAACCTCTCATGTGTGCGCTCGTTATCCTGAATTACTGCATTGAGTGACATCAGCATCTCCCGGTCTTTGTGGCGCTGCTGTGCTGAGTTGATGTCTGTTACTGACATGACTGGCCTCCTGACAAAGACTTGATGAACCGGTATTTGTACATTACGTAATTACCCTTGCGTATAGCCCTGAGCGATTTAAGGCGCATTTTGTGCCGGTAGCTCTGATGGGTAGCCAGACAAAGAGAAGCGCCGCCCAGACGCCAACAGCGATGTAGAATTCGATATTCATGCCGCTCCCTCCCGACTGTTACGCAGGTCTTTAAGCTTCTGCTGATACTCCGCCTTGATTGCCTTGCACTCATCGATAGTCCAGCGATTTCGGTTATGGTTGGATTCAATGTCCTCCACCTGCTCGATACCTATCCGCCTGATTAACTCAACCCGATACGGCACCAGATTTCCGCTCTTGTGCTGATTGCATACGACGCATTGTTTATGGATGTTGCGTTCATCGAACCGCAGTTGTGGCGCTGCCGCAGTGGTACGGTAGTGACCAGCGTCGAACTGAGCAGACGTGAGCGTTCCGCACGAGATGCATGGCAAGTCGCGGTCTCTTTCTCTGATGAAGGCGTTTACTGCTTGCTGGGCTTGCTTAATCCAGTAACTACGGGGTTTTAATGCGAGGCGTCTTACTTTGAGTTTGTCTTTCTGCTGCTGTTCTTCTCGTCGTCGTTTTTTGTCTGCTGCCTTTTCCTCTTTCTCTCGCTCTCTGCTCCGCTTTGCCAGTGCCAGTTTTGTTCCGCATTCCGGTGAGCACCACCATACATTCGCAAATTTGGGGTGGAACCACTCCCGGCATTCTTCGTTTTTACATCGCCGTCTGATGCTGCGAGACATATTCCCTCCAGTGCTTAACCATGATTTTATGAGGTACGCGAAGATGCACACCGTTAGCGCTTGCCCATTGTTTTATTGCTGATGGGGTGCGATTCAGGGTTTCAGCTATCAGAGCGACCGGCACCTTTCCGGCGACGCGCCTGATATATTCCGTCTCGCGCTTCGTGTAGGGCTTGTTAGGTGTGCCAGGTTTAGCCATCTTCTTCGTCCGTCATGTGTAGATTGGGGTCGCGATATACCACGCTCTCCAGAGCACAGGATTCGCAACAGTAGGTTTCATCTTCAGCTAATGGGTTAGTGCAGCTACAGCAGTAACCAGCGCGGGTAATGGATTGCTGTTCGTACTGGTGGGAGGATTCAGGAGTTAGCATGGCTGGAGTCCTGCATCATGAGAAAAACAATCATCGCTGCGCGGAGTGGGTTGTCATGCCGGATGCGTTCGCCCTCTATGTAATATGCTGGAGATGCTACCCATCCACCTCCGTCATCAGGTTCAGCGAACACATCGAATGCTATGCAGATTTTCTTACTGACAATAATCGGCCACGCGTCTGCGGGATTGTTGCAGTAGTCAGGGATGTCTATTTGATTCCATCCATCCCCTGTCGGGCCGCAATCGTAAAAGCATGAATTATCCCCACTGAGGCTCATGTGTTTAATGTCGGGGCTGAATACCGCCAATACCTCGCAGTTAATTTCGAAATCACTTAGCTTGCTGTAGTCAGTCATGTCTTTTCCTCGCACGCATACGGTCCCATTTCACCTGGGTAAGATGAGCGGTATACGGGAATGATTTAATGTCGGATGGGTTTGGTTCTGGCTTGCGTTTAGCGCGGGTTATGACGCGGAAAATCATATTGTCTATCGCTATTTGGGTAACGCTTCGTCGTCGTGTCATGCGACAACCTTAAGCGTTGCTGGCCTCATTCTTCTTCTGCCGTATTCCATCAGCGTATCGCGATCAACAGTTGTCATTCGGCAATCGCCAGCGCGTGGGTATGGATGCCAGATAACCAGCATTTGGCCTTTGTTATTCCCTGACACCGGTTTGCCAGTTGATGCGCTCAGGAATGCCAACCGACCGCCAGTAATAAACCTTACCTCGTGCGCCGTCTTAATCGCCTCGAGAAACCAGCCAACCGAACAATCGGCGTTGAGTAGCATCACAACACCGGTCCAGTTATCTGCATTCTCCTGAGCAGCCTTTTTCACGAATGGCATCGGCTTGCTGTACGGCGGGTTAAGCCAGGCATATCCGGGGATATCCGGCATTACCGCGTTCCAGTCTGTTGCCAGCGTGTCCTGCATTTCCGTGATGTAACTTCTGCACAGCGCGTTTTCTTTTGACGCGGCGGCATCCATCACAAAGCAGAACTCAGCATTCAGTGCGTGAAATATTTCAGGCGGGGTGCGCCATCTGTCTTTATCCTCAGGCGGTGTATTTGATTTGTCTGTCATGCTGCTTTTCCTGTTCGTTGGGCCCATTCGTATTCCCGGCGAGAATCATCACTCCACCTGACTTTTCGCTCAGCGCCGAACCAGAACATGATTTCGATTAGCTCCGTCATGCTGGCCTTGCGCATCTTGCTGGTACGAACGCCGAGCAGCACCACGCCGCCGTCAATGCCGGGTACGCTTCGTTGCTCAAGCTTTTTCGTCTTCAGCCATAGCGCGGTGAATATGTCTTTCCAGTCTTCAGGCGCTAATCGCTGTCCATGCCAGAGAACCTGACGCGAGACGTCCTGAAGCATCGGCCAGAGACGGTCGTTCTGCGCTTTGGTGCGCTTGGGTTCTTTAACGTGGATTTCGTGAGGTGACTTGTCGTCGAGTGGTAATGAGAGAATGGTGTCTATGGCGTTATTTCTGATTGCTTCGCTTCGAAGCAGGTATGTTTGCTTCATCGGTCCTCCAGGCTACTGTGGAGTGATAGATAGTCTTCCCACACTTGCTACATACAAAATGAGTTCCATTGTTGATGGTGTTTTGGTACTGACTGAAATCGTGCCCGTAAATCAGGCATCGCAATGTCATCACCTGTCCCCTTTTACTGTAAGACCAGCGGCGCAGATGGCGTCAGCGCAGTAGTCGATGGCGCAGTTGTGCCCATTGTCGAATTCATCTTCAACCATGACTTTATCGGGTAACTCAATCTCGATAGCTGCTCGGCTGTCACGGAAAGCTTCCCACATATGGTCGATGTCTTCTGCTGAGTACCCCTCCCCGCACCACAATTCATCCCACGGCGTTAGCGGCGCTTCACCGAACCACTCTTCCCACCAGTCCTGAAACGCAATTCTTACCTGATGCATTCATGCCTCACTCAATGTTAATTTTTAAGCAGTGTTTGATACAAAACGTAAAGAGCCACAAGGCAACCCAATAATGTCCCTAGGTTAGGTTCATTTTTACCGAACACATAATGCGTTCCAATGAAGCTCATCCATGAACAAAACAAACCTGAGATCACTCTGATTGCTACGTTAATTGCTTCTTTCATGATTTTTTCCAAATCAGATAATTTTGAATAGCATAACTCCCTATCACCAAATAAAAAGGCCACTGTGTAAGTGGCCCTGTCAGAATCCGCCTTTGCGGTTTCGTGGTTTTTCTTCCAGCTCGCGTCGCTTGTTTTCCGCAGCTACCTGGTCGGTGTCGTAGATTGATCCATTGCGCTGTTCGCAATAGACCACACCAGAATTGCCATGGCGATTAAGGCGAAGCAAAAGCTCTGTATCACTTTGGTTGGCGTTTTCGTCATAAGCCCCTTCCCTGTAAATCCCAAGCCAGTAGTCGCAGTCCTGTTCAATCTGTCCGGTATCACGCGAGTCACTTGGCAGTGGGCGTTTGTTTGTCCGTTTCTCCAGATCACGGTTCAGTTGCGTGAGTAACACAACAACGCAATCCAGTTCCTTGGCGAGGTTCTTTAAACCTTTCGTGATCATCCCGTAAGCAAGATCGTTACGGTCGGCTTTTTCAGCCGTCATAAGCGTCAGGTAATCAACCAGCACCATGCCAACCTTCCCTTTTTCGCGCTTAATTCTGCGGGACTCAGAGACGATGTGAGACAGAGAGGCGCCGGGGGTATCGTCAATGAACAGGTTTCCACTTTCTGCCATTTGCATAGCCCTGGCGTTTGCGTGTGAAAACTCAGACTGATTATCAGCACCGCGGTAGAAAATATCGGTGTTACAGCCAGATAATTGCCCAACCATACGTTCAAGGATCTGCTTATCAGGCATTTCAAGACTGAAAAGAACAGCCGGGAGGTCTTCACTGATGGCACAGTTGATAGCCAGCTGACTGTACAGCGTCGTTTTACCCATTTTGGGACGGGCACCGATTACCAGTAGCGAGCCACGCACCAGTCCTTTTGGCTGTAGCATTTCATCCAGTGAGGCAATCCCTGTTGATAAACCCCGTGAACGTTGCCGTGGATCGAATCTCCCTTCCAGTTCTGTTACCCAATCCTCCATCACTTCCATGAACGGTCGGGCACCGCGGCGGATTCCTGTTCTGCCATGCTCAGCCATATGCGTAAAAATCGCCTGGATGGCTTCATATTTCTGTGCGGCCGTCATTCCATTGCGGGCATAAAACAAC